TTTGGGATAAAGAAAATAAGCAATGGGTATCAAAAGAAGATACTGGTACAGAAAGTATGGCAGATAGTCAAAAGGGTTTAGCAAGTGATAGTTTTAAACGTGCTTGTTTTAATTTAGGTATTGGTATAGAATTATATGATTATCCTATTATACAGATTAAACTAAACCCAAATGAATTTAAAATAGAAAACCAAAAAGTTAAACAAACTTGGGATTTAAAACTAAAAGAGTGGAAATGGGCAAGTGAGTTTAATGGTAACAAATTAGTTGGCTTGGCTTGTAAAGATCAAAACGATAAAGTTAGATTTATATATGGTAAGTTTACAAAAAAATAATAATATGATAGAAATAAAAAAAGAATTTAAAGATTTAATACCACCTTTAACAAAAGAAGAATTTAAGCAATTAGAAAATAATTGTATGAGTGAAGGTATAAGAGAAAAAATACTTACTTGGAATGGTTTTATTATAGATGGACATAACCGTTATGAAATAGCCACCAGGTGGGATTTAGATTTTGAAACCGAAAGCAAACATTTTGATAATGAAGAAGCGGTTAAGGAATGGATGATATTAAACCAATTTGGTAGAAGAAATTTACAACCATTACAAAGAATTGCATTAAGTGTTTTACTTGAAGATGTATATAAAGAAAAAGCTAAAATAAATTTAGTTAATGGCGGCAAGGGTTTGGCAAATTTGCCAAAGGTTAATACAAGGAAAGAAGTTGCAACAATCGCAAATGTATCTGGCAGAACTTGGGCAGATGGTAAAAAAGTATTAGATAATACAAACCAAGACACACAAGATTTAATAAACAATAAAGAAACATCAATATCAGCAGTTTCAAACATTATTAAAGAAATACCTAAAACTTATACAGATGAAGAAATTAAAGTTATTGTAGAAGAAAAGGTAAAAGAACATATTGAAAATAAGAAAAATAACTTTTCAAAGGTTGCAACTAAAATTAAAAATAATAATGTAAAAGAACAAGGTGAGATAAACAACTTACTTTCTAAAAGCTGGGATGTTAAAAATGGTGATGTGTACTTGATTAACGATAGGCATAAGTTAATAATAGGTAATTCATATGATGTTGAATATATAAAAAAAAATATACCAGAAATTGATTGCGTATTAACAGACCCGCCATATGGTATTAGTTATAAATCACCATCTGGTAATGGTTTAACTCAAAGAGGTAACTATAAAATTATTGAGGGTGATGATAAAGAATTTAATCCTAAAATATTATTTGAATATAGTAAAAATATAATAACTTGGGGTGCAAACCATTATGCTAACAAATTAAAAAATACTGCTGGTTGGTTAGTATGGGACAAAAGAAACGGTAAGGCAATAAATCTTAATAGTGATTGCGAATTAGCTTGGACAAATATAATAAATTCAGCAAGGTTATTTCACCACACCTGGAATGGTATGATAAAAGACAGTGAAAAAAATCAAAAAAGAATACATCCAACACAAAAACCAGTTAAATTATTTATGTGGTGTTTAGATATTACAAAGGCTGGTGAAAACATATTAGATATTTTTTCTGGTAGTGGTTCTACTTTAGTAGCTTGTGAAAACACTGATAGAAATTGTTTTTTAATAGAAAAAGATTTAGATTTTGCTGCATCAAGTTTACAGAGGTTTTTTTCTTTAGGTTATAAAATAGAAAAGTTATGAGTGATTTTGATAATGATTTTAGCAAAGCAACTAATTTCTTCATAAATAATAAAGATAAATTAGAAAATTGTTTAGAGGGTAATTTAATAAATATTGAATTAGACAATAAATCTTTAGCCAAAACACTAGATAGGGAAAGCGGTATTGATTATTTTTTTATAGACAAAAACAAACAATTATTTGGTGTTTCTGCAAGAGTGAATTTTAATCTATCTATGCACAAAAGTGTAACAATAAGATGCTCAAGAGGTAAAGGTGAAAATAAAAGATACAATAATATAGAGTTTAAAAAAGGTGTAGATGCTTATAAAAATAAAAAATCACCAGTAATTGCATCACTTGGTTTACAAATGGATGCAGATGATAAAAAAATTAAAGAATTTATTATATATGATAGAAAACAATTATTTTTATATTCTCACGAAAACTACAATGAGATAAAAGATAAAAAACTAAAAACAGTTAAAAAAGACGGCAATACTTATTTATACTTTAAATATAGTGATTTTAAAGAAATGGGTATATGGCATAAGATTTACAAATAAAACACGAGGTATTGCGTGTAATGACAATACCAAATTTAAACTATATATTATGAGTGCAATTATCAACGGAAGTATTAGAGTAGATAGACTACCTAAAGAAAAATTTATTAAAGGAAAAGATGGTGCGGTGTACTACAATTTTACCATAGCAATACAAGATGAAACCAGATATGGTAACAACGTAGCTTTTATGGATAGCCAAACCAAAGAAGAAAGAGAAGCAAAGGTTGCTAAAACCTATCTCGGTAATGGTAAGGTTGTATGGATGTCACCAGATGGTGTGACGGTTGCTGAAAGAGATAATCAACCAGTTGCAGAACCAGCAAGTGATGATTTACCATTTTAATTAACCTTAATTTTAAAAGGGTGTAGGTTTTTAACTTGCACCTTTTTTTTATACATTTAACAAATGACAGAAAAAGAAACAGAACAAAATATGTTAATGGAATTTATAGCAGATACTTGTTATATTGACATTACAAAAAAAATAGATTACCCACCAGTATGTTTAAGCTATGGTGAAAAGGTTATAAGATCTGATAAAGGTGATAGCATCATACCAATAGCATTAGGAACTTTTGGTAACCTTTCAGTTATAACTGCACCACCAAAAACTAGAAAAACATTTTTTGTATCATTATTGGCATCAGCTTTTTTAAGTGGTTCAAATATTTATGGTGGACAAATAAAAGGTTTTAGAGGTGATGGTGATTTAATTCACATAGATACAGAACAAGGAAGCTGGCACGCATCTAAAGTATTTAAAAGACCATTAGATATGGATAGCAACATACCTAAAGACAAATACCATACTTTTGCATTGCGTACAGTAGGTTATAAAGAACGTTTACAGTTTATTGAACACTACTTAAAGGAAAACATAAAAGAACCATCTCTTGTGATCCTAGATGGTGTAGCAGATTTGTGTGCAGATGTAAACAACATAGAACAAAGTAATGAGTTAGTAAGTGCATTAATGAGAATAAGCCAACAACAAAACGTACATATCATTTGTGTGATACATCAAAACTTTGGTAGTGCTAAACTCGGAACTGGTCATTTAGGTTCTGCATTAGAAAAGAAAGCAGAAACAGTAATAAGTTTGGAAGCAAATACAGTAAACAAAGATTGGACAACGGTTAAGTGTGGTAGAAGTAGGGGATACTCTTTTGAAACATTTAGCTTTGAAGTAAACGAAAAAGGATTGCCAACAATAGTAAATGATTTATATGATCCATTAAAATGATAGTACAAAAAACAATGATTATAGTTGCTGCAAAGCATAAAGAGTGGGTAGAAATAGTTTTATCCTTTGGGTGTAAACAAGAAACCGCTGAAGATATTGTACAAGAAATGTATTACAAGATACAACTGAAACTTGAAAAAGGTTTGGATATAATGTACAATGAAGAAGAAATAAACTACTACTATATTTTTAAAACTTTAAGAACATTGTTTTACGATTTAAAAAGAAAAGGTAAAAACATTACTATGGTTTCTATGGATGATATACACCTAACCACATCAGATGTAAACTATCAAGAACCATATGATAAAATACAAGAAGAACTATCAAAGATGTTTTGGTATGATAGAAAAGTATTTGAAATAATAAATGATGGTGAAAGTATTGCAGAATTTTCTAGAAAAAGTTTAATACATTACTATTCACTTTACAACACATACAACAAAGTAAAAAGCAAACTAAAGAAACTATTATGAAACTAGGAAACATTATTTATTACATCACAAAATATACTGGTATTAAATACCTGGTAGATAAATACCACAAATTAAGAGGTACAAAATGTGACTGTAACAACAGAAGAAAAAAGTTAAACGAAATAAAAATTGATAGATGGTAAAATTTACTAAAGAAGATTTTAAAAGTTGGAGTGACTTTAGGTCAGAACCAAAGAACACTTTACAAGGTAATGAGTTTGAACTAATATGCCAGTTACACGCAAAATATTATAACCATAAATACCATAAACCTTGCACTTGCAATCCAAAGAAAATAAAGTTGTGGATAAAGCAGCTTAACATAATTTGGAATAATGGGCATTAAAAAAATTCACGAATGGGAAAAGGCAGTAGTGTTTTTACTTAACCTTGATGGGTGGGAGTTAGAACATTGTGGTGATGGTTATTCAAGATATGATGCAAAAGGTAAAACCCCAAAGGGTGTTGATTGCGTTATAGAGATGAAATTTAGAAACAAGTACTATGAAGATAAAATGCTTGAAAAAGAAAAGTACGATGCTCTAATGGCTTTAGATGTTGTAAAGATATTCTTTGTCAATGATCCTAAAGGAAACTTTATGTATTACCTCAACACTTTAGAGATGCCAACACCAGTTAAAAAATACTGCCCAGATACAACAATGTGGACAAAGAAAAGACTTTTAAAAGATGTGTACTTGCTTAAAGAAAATCAAGCGGTTAGAATAAATATAAATATAGAACCAAATTAGTTGTTAAATGTTTTGTTTATAAAGTAAAATAGTGTTACTTTGCATAAAAATAACATTATGGAAGTAAACAAAGCAGCTTGGGAAAAGTTAAGAAAGCAAATAGAATACCACACACAACAAGATAGTGAGATAACTGATGTACATATTAACTACCAAGTAAAACAAGGAAAAAAGAATTATTTAAAACTTAACATAACAATAGATGATTTTACTAATTGATGCAGATAGTTTAATATTTGCGAGTTGCTATCGTAAAAGAGAAACACCAGATGATGAACTATACTACACAAACATAGAAGATAGTAGAGCAAAGTTTGATGAGCAATTTATGTCTATTGTTAATCACCTAGAAGATAAATACCCTATAGATAAAATTTTAACTTTTAGTGGATCAAAGGGTAACTTTAGAAAACTAATCACACCAAAGTACAAAGCCAACAGAAAGAAACAAGAACTGCCACCTTTATTAGATGAGATGCACCAATTTGTAAAAGACCACTACGATAGTATATGGGGTTACGGTGTAGAAACAGATGATATGGTTGCTAGGTACTGGAAGCAAATTAGTGATGATATTGGCAGAGATGAAGTAATGATTGTGAGTATAGATAAAGACTACAAACAGTTTCCTTGCTTGATGTACAACTATCACTATAAGCATAAAGTAATATTAGACATATCAGAAGAAGAAGCTATGTTTAATTTTTATGAGCAATTTATAATTGGGGATAGTGCAGACAATGTGCAATATTTTAGGGGTAAGGGTAGGGTGTTTGCTGGTAAGTATTTAAAAGATTGTGAAACAAAATACCAATACACAAGAAAACTATACGAATTATTTAAACAAGAATACAAAGGTAAAGCCAGACAAAAATACACAGAGTGCTACCACCTATTAAAATTAAGAACACAATGAAAGATAAAATAGTAGAAGATTTAAAAAGAGAATTTGATATAAGAAGTTGTGTAGGTATAGACAAATACAAAACAACACTACAAGACAATAACAAAGATGATTTCTTGCAGCACCTAAAAGAAGAACTAATGGATGCAGCTTTATACATACAAAAACTACAAAGCAAATGAATTACAACACAATACCAACAATATTAGAAACACCAGAACAAGTAAGTGAATTACTTATTACTTTAACTGGCATAGATATATACAAACAAACAAGACAAACCGAATACGTTGAGCATAGAGCATTGCTTTGTCATATATTAAGAAACAAACTTGATATGAGGTGGGTAAGTATATCTGACTTTATAAAATCAAAAGGCAAATCATTTGACCACGCAACGGCAATACACGCAAACAAAATGTACCCATTGTACAAAAAAGATAGATTTGATTATTATGATAAATTAGAAAGCAACTTTATAGTTAAATCACAAATAGAGTACAGCCAGATTTCAAAGTTAGAAGTAATACAAAAAAAGTATGCAACATTAGAAAAAGATTATTTCAAAGCAATAGAAAAGTTAAGCAACTACGATAAACAATATTCAAATGGTTACACACCAAATGAAATGAAATACAGAGCATTAGAAGAAGAACAAAAAACTATGTATGATGAACGTGCAGCTTTAGTATTAAAGTCTTTTGAATGGAAGCAAAACAATAGTGAGTACGAAATAATAAACTGTGCAACGTGATAAAAAAAGAATGGCTATTTATGCAAACACCAAAAGAGAAAGCATACCAGTTAGTAAAAGCATTTTATGTAGAAACAACAACAAGCACAGAAGCAAAGAAATGTGCTAAACTACATATAAGTATTATACTTGAAAACGAAATACTAAAACCATCTAACAACATAGAATACTATCAAGAAGTACTAAACGAAATAGAGAAGCTATGATTAACAAAATACACAATGAAAGTAATTTAGATACTATGGCGAATATGCCAAATAACTTTATAGACTTAACTGTTACATCACCACCTTATGATGATTTAAGAACTTATAACGGGTTTTCATTTCCTTTTGAAGATATTGCAAAAGAATTATACAGAGTAACTAAAGATGGTGGTGTTATTGTTTGGGTTGTTGGTGATGGAACTAAAAATGGTAGTGAAAGTGGAAGCAGTTTTAAACAAGCATTATTTCTTATAGAATGTGGTTTTAAATTACACGATACTATGATATATAAAAAGAAAAGAATAGTGCCATTAACCCATAAAAGGTATGAACAAGCATTTGAATATATGTTTGTATTTGTTAAGGGTAAATTAAAAACATTTAACCCAATTAAAGTACCTTGTATTTATGCTGGAACTGAAACTTGGGGAAAACCTACATTTCATAAAACAAATAGTAGCGGTCTTGTTTCAGTAGATAAAAAAACAATAAATGAATTTAAGCAAAAAGAAAACGTATGGGAGTATTTAAGTGCAAAAGATAAATCTTTTAAACATCCAGCACCATTTCCAGAACAATTAGCAAAAGACCATATAATTAGTTGGAGTAATGAAAATGACTTAATTTATGACCCGTTTATGGGAAGCGGAACTACTGCAAAAGTTTGTAAATCTTTAAACAGAAATTACATTGGAAGTGAAATATCTTCTGAATATTGCGATATAGCAAAAAAAAGGTTAAACACACTATTTTAATATGAGCAAGAAACTAATACAAAAGCTACAACAACTATTAGACAAATTACCAAAGGGTAAAGAAAGAAAAGCAATAAGAGAAAGACTGTTAAAATTAAAGCTAAATAAAAACGTTGAGTAATTACGTTATATAATTG